AATCGAGAACTCTTTCAGGTAAAGTTGACATAAATGCTCCAAAAAATGTGAATTAGTGGGAGAAACATTACAGGTAAGTAATTTTAATCCAACGTCATGTCTCTGCTTCTTATCACAATACGCAACAGCATACGCTTCGGGCGGTTTACTTGTGATGTGTCAGAGTAGTTGAACCTGTAACTGTTTCTCACTATAAGGACAATTTAAACGACCCCCCCCCCTATTGATTCATTGGTGATAGATTAAAATTTGCTTTACTAAATCCTTCTCTATTCACGACTTTAAATGTACCATAATCATTATGCAATACATAACCTTCATGGTCACACATTTCTTCTCCGATATAACACTCCATAAGATCATTACATGAGATATATGAGAACATATCAAGTTTAATTGTCTGCACTAATTTCCATAAACGAAGTACATTTACATCTATTTCATTATCATAGGCAAGTGCATCTAATGTTATATCATCCATCTCAATATCTGCACGAATACAAGCATTTAAATGCCTCTTAATTCTCTTGACTTGTTTATCATTAGGGAACTCGCATAATGTTGACATTTGCCTAGCAAATTTGCATAGGTTATATATATCATCCCTTTGCTCATCTAGTGTTACAAATGGTCTAACAAATAGAACATTATCATCACTTTTTACGTTAAGAATTGCATCATTATCTACAACTGCATTTCGTAAATCGTCCTCCGCAGTATATACTGTATGAGGTGCAATAATTATATTATTTGTTACTACTTCATCGAAATAATAGGTAATAGTATTAGGTTGATACGCAATATTACCACCAACACCCATAAAATCACCCTGATAAATCTTATCAGTTCTAGGAAGATTATCCCAACATAGATGTAATATATGTGCTACATTTCCCTCATGATTCTTATCAATATCCTCATGCGATTCATTGATCTTAATTAACTTTTTGTTGAACACAGATTTAGTGCCTACAAAGAAGTTTCCAGACGCAGGATTGCAACCCCAAACTATTGCTGGCGCACCATCAATCTTAGCAGAGATCTTACCATTGGCAGTAAACCAATTAAGTACAGTTAAATCACCATTAAGGATAGAATCTTCGGGATGTTCAATATGCGTGTTTTTGGTCATAGTTTTCATCATATACAATAGGGACACTTTAAACGACCCCCCTTATTATTCATTATGGCATAAAAAAATGCCCTTTCGGGCATTTAGTGGTCAGTTATCTAAGTGATACACTCTCAGGAACTTTTACATCGAGATTATGTAGGATGTTTACTACAAATGCTTCAAGATAAATGAGAGGTAGTATAACAAAGTCAAGTCCTCTTAATTTAGTTAATTGAGAGAAATTAGGAAGAGATTTGGACTCTTGATTAACTTCTGGTTTCTCAATTTGTGGGGTTGATGTTACTTCTGTCACTTTACTTACCTTAGTTGGTGTAACTTTATTTACACGTTTTGGGGCAGTTGTTGTAACTTTCTTAACACTTGCCCTCGGAGTTGACTTTTTAATGGGTGCTGATGCAGTTTTAGCAGTTTTGGTTGCTGATGTGCGTCTGCGAGTTGCCATGTAGTCAAAAAATAAACAATAGAGTGAGAAGCAACCTAATTTGGCAAATTAGATTTCAACCTTCGAGTCAAAAGAACTGCTTCTTTTAACGGTCTGCCTTGCAGTAATGCAACCAAGTTTGGCAATCTTGGGTTCAACCTGACGGTCTGCCTTGCCCCTCACTATAAGGACACTTTAAACGACCCCCCCTTGTTATAAGAAATCTTCTAATGTACCTCTTCTTTCTCCTACTCTTTTGTCTATTAGTTTACCATAATCCTCATGCAATTCGCACCCTATGTAATACCTTCCCAATGATTTTGCTACCATTGCAGTTGTACCACTACCCATAAATGGGTCAAGAATTATATCATTTTTCTCACTACCTGCTAATATACAAGGTTCAATCAATTCTGGTGGATAAGTAGCAAAATGTGCGCCTTTATATGGTTTCTTAGTTATAGTCCACACACTCCGTTTATTCTTCTTTGAATATGATTTAGTGAGTCCAGAATGAGGTTGTAAACCTGTACCTTCATTATGATATTTGCCTTTGGATCTATCACGAGTACCCCAATCTTTTGCTGGTTCTTTGATACTTTCATTGTCATAATAATAGTTCCTATTCTTAGCAAATAAGAAGATATATTCATGGGATTTAGTACATCTATCCCTTACACTTTCTGGCATTGGATTAGGTTTATGCCATATAATATCTTGTCTTAACCACCATCCATCTGCTCTTAATGCAAATGCCAACATCCAAGGAATACCCATCAAATCTTTATCTTTAAATCCCTCTAATTTGTTAGCACGTTTAGGATTTATCATAGGTAAATCTTGTCTAGTTTTAGAGAATGATTGTTTAGCATATTCTCCTGTACCAGATTTATAATTATAATAACTGTCACCAATATTCAACCATAATGTACCATCATCAGTGAGATTATCTCTCACTAATCTCATAACTTCCACCATTTGATTAATATATTCTTCTGGTGTTTGTTCTAATCCAATTTGATCTTTTTGCCCACCATAATCTCTTAAACCGTAATATGGTGGAGATGTTACACACATCCTCGCCTTTTCATCAAATTGTTTAAGTGTATCTCTACAATCTCCGTATAAAATAGTATCTTTCATTTGGTAATTACAGAGATTGCGGGTTGACCTTGATTGAAAATAGTATCAACAACTGCCTCAACTTTACGGGATGTGCTAATACCTACTCTATCATATACTGGTACAGAAATCAATCCATAAGTTTTAGATTCACTACCCTTTCTTATTACTCTACCAATAGTTTGACTAATAGTAATGTAATCCATATTTCGTAGAAATATCGCTGCTTCTAATCCTTTAACATTAATACCTTCTGATAATATACTATGATGTAATACTACAAACTTTTTAGTATCATCTTTACCCCACTCATTAAGAGTATTAAAGAAAGATTCACGATCAACTTTCTTACCATCAACAACTGCACCAGTTTTGGCAGTAATATACATCCAAGAATATCCACGAGTTCTTAACTCTATGCAGAAGTCAGTTTGTGATACTAGATTAACAATTTGTTTGGTAGATCTTGCACAAATTAATACTTTATCAATATCAATGTCATCAATAGTTGATACTACATGGTCGCAATCATGTTCGTGCTTGAATCTACTATCATCCACGACATCTATCTTCTTGATAGTAAGTTTAGGTGGTAATATTACACCTTCATCCACTAACTTAGGTGCTGGTACATTTACTAATACTTTACCATAAATGTTCTCATCATTCATTCCTACTTTAAAAGGAGTCTTAGAATGTTTAGGTGTAGCAGTAAAGAAGTAACAACGATTAGCATACATTGAATAATACTCTGTTGCTTCAACAAAGTTCTTTTGAACACTATTATGTGCTTCATCAAAATATATTGTATCCACCTCAATATCAAGAGATTGAGAGATCTTATGTAAAGAATGATATGTTGTGAATATCAATAGATTCTTTACACTATTATGATACCACTCTTCTATCTCTTTCGTCTTAGTTGTGCTTGTATGATGTGTCTCTCCTGAGTGAACATGAAGTACATCCACATCATCAATTAGTCCTAAGAAATCTTCACATAATTGCTGTGCTAATAATATACGAGGTGCAACAATTACCATAGTTTTAGGTAAACTATTCTCTGCAAATTGATACTTTGCATCTTCAATCATGCACATAGTTTTGCCACCACCAGTAGGTACAATAACTTGACCCTTACGATTCTCCTGTAAAGTATTAAGTATTGCAAGTTGGTGGTCACGAAGTTTAATCATAAAATAATAACCATAATAACTATTATACCATAAAAGGTATTTAAACGCCATACAGACGCTTACACTTACATTATAAGGACACTTTACACGACCCCCCTAGTTCTTCTTTCTTCTTCTTGTTATCTCTTTCTGCGTAATAGGATGTTTTAATTCACTCTCTTTCTCTTTACCAGTAGATTTTAAAACTAAATCTCTTAATTTCTTCTCACCTTTCTTGACTAAATTTAATCTTTCACGATGAGTTAAACCTGATGCCTTTCGTGGTTTATAATTAGGATCAACAGTTTGTTTCTTTTTAACTGCTAAAAGTTCAGATGCAGTCTTCGTTTTAGCACCCCTTTCTTTTGCCTTACGCTCTAAATATGCCTTCTTCTGTGCTTCTTTTGCTGCTAATGCTGCACTACCTCTTTCACGAGTTGGTTGTTGTTCCCGCTTAGATCTTGGTTTCTGTGTACCAATGTCCTTCCTTGGTTTATAATCCTGAGCAGGAACCATTTTACCCCCACCTGCTGCTCTCATCCTTCTCTTTTCAGGATCAGTCTTCTTTCGTGATGCACGAACTCTACCACCTTCACCAGGTTTTCTGGTTGCAGTTGATAAATCCTTGTCGTAAACTTCGGTGATAAACTGTTGAAAAGTTTTCATCAAAAAATAGTATTTTAGTTATTTAGGATTCAGAAGGTGTTTGTTCCTTCTCTTCCTTCTTGCGAAGTCCTCCTTTGGATACTATACCATTTTTAAGGAAGTAAGAGACTCGTTCCCTTCTTAATTGTAATAACTTGTTATACTCTATCTGTTGTTCTTTGGTGAATGAAAAACTCTGTTTTCTCCATTGTTCTCGTAATTCATTCATTTGTTTAATAATTTCGGAAGGTTTCATCAGTTAATTGTAATTATATTAAAAGGACACTTTAAACGACGCCCCCCCCGCGTACCGCGTTAATTCGTTTGCTAAATTGTTTGGGATATTTGGGTGTGATACACATGTGCCATGTATTTTACACTT